CCTGACGGTCGAGTTCTCCTCCGCACCGCTATCCGGCGAGCAGTACAAACTCCTGCCGAGTGCGACCCTCAACGCCTACAACACCGTTACGCTGGTGAACGCTGGCTCTGCAACGGCGACCTACAACTCCGCAACCTCTATCCTCACAATCGACTAATGGGCTGCATTGAAAAATACCGGACGGCAGACGGAGCGATCGCCGAGCGTGACTGCTACAGCGGCCAGAAGCCGCAGCCGCAGCCAGAGGGCGGGCCGGGGACGGAGTTGAAGAAACTTCTGGCTATGGTCGGCATCACGGCCTCGCCAAGCTGCTCGTGCAACGCTCGCGCGAAACGCATGGACCAAGAGGGCTGCGATTGGGTCGAGGCCAACGAGGAGACCGTCGTTGGCTGGCTCCGCGAGGAAGCGACGAAGCGCGGCCTCCCGTTTATCGACGCCGCCGGGCGTCTGCTGGTCAGGCGGGCTATTGCCAGGGCTAGAGCCATGCCGCAGGAGGTCGAGAATACTCCCAGCCAGGAGGGCTAATCGTGGCGCGGAAAAAGCCAAGCAAGCCGCCGGAGTTTCTCTGCGAGATCGAAGAGGACGAAGTCGCGGGCGGCGGGATCCCGGACGAGGACGGATGGATCTACCTAAAGAGGAGCAAGGATGCCTCCAAAGCTCGACGAGATCGCAAAGGTCGCCCGGACGCTGGTCCGCCGGCACCCCAACGCCCCAGCCCGAAGCCTCGCAAAAAGACTCCGTGACGAGACCGGCAAGAAGATCACGCTTAACGCGGCGATGTGCCGGATTCGCTACCTGCTCGGGCAGTCCGGCGACGAAAAGAGAAAGGCCCGCCGCCCCTTCCTGGAGCGGCCCTCGCGAGCGGCGGGCCAGCTGGCGACGATGCCCGTCTCGAAGGCGGCCGCCTGGGGTCCGCACGAGTTCAAGGTCGTGGGCCTGGTCGGCGTCCTCTCTGACATCCACGTCCCGTATCACTCCGAGACAGCCCTCCGGGCCGCGGTCAACTATCTCAAGCGGCAGAAGATCGCCGGGCTCCTGCTCAATGGCGATTTCGCAGACTTCTACTCGATCTCCCGGTGGACGAAGAAGCCCAGCGAGCGCGACTTCAAAGGCGAGCTCGAGCAGGTGCGGCAGCTGCTCCGCTGGCTGCGGTCGGAATTGCCGCGGATCCCGATCGTCGCCAAGCTCGGCAACCACGAAGAGCGGTGGTCGCACTGGCTGTGGCAACACGCCCCGGAGATCAGCGACGACGAGCGGATGGGCCTGCGGGCCTGGTTCGACCTAGACGATCTGGGCATCGACTTGGTCGAGGATCAGCGGCCGGTGATGCTCGGACAACTCCCTGTCCTCCACGGCCACGAGCTGCCGAAGGGGATCGCCTCGCCGGTCAATCCGGCCCGCGGCGCGTGGATGCGAACGAAACACACGGTCCTACAGGGCCACCAGCACCAGACGAGCGGCCACAGCGAGCCGAATATGTGGCACGAGGAGACCTTCTGTTGGTCGACGGGATGCCTGTGCGACCTGACGCCGGAGTATGCCCGGATCAATCGGTGGAACCACGGGTTTGCCACGGTGGACGTATCGGCCGGCGGGGAGTTTGGCGTACAGAATCTTCGTATTGTCGACGGGAAGGTCCGGTCGAGCTGATGCACTGGCTCACCGAAGACGAGCTCGTCGAGGCGGAGCAGCGGGCGCGGGTCTTTTCCGGGGCATGGACGGGAACGTCCGGGACCCTAGCCTCTTACGTCGTTCATCTCGTTCAGATGGTCCGCACGCTCCAGGAGGAAGGAATGGCTATCGCCCGTATCGCCGAGACCCCGGCGGAGAAGATGCTCGTCGACGCCCTCGAGGTCGTTCGCAACCGGCGGGAGACCTACGGCCCGCCGCGTGAGCACTTCTCGCGGACGGTCCAAATGCTTAACGGCCTCTTGGCCGACAAGCTCCGCGAGCCGCTGACCGAGGCCGACTGGGCTCAGATAATGATTATCGACAAGCTAGCCCGGCACCGCGGCCCGGCGAAGTCGGCCGACACGCCGATCGACCTGGCGGGCTATGCGTCCTGCCTGGCGGAGTGCGAGGCGTCCGGCTGACGCGGTCGTGACGATTGTCGGTCGCAGGATTCGCCATTCGGTGACATTCGGGGACAGGACATTGAACCGGGTACGATTACGCCGATCGTGCCGGTGGTTCGTCGTCTTGCTTGAAGATCCTCGGCATCGACTCCCAGGCCTTCGGCCGTCGCGAATCGACGACGCGCGGGTCGAGATAACTCCGCCTGGTGATGCGGTCGGTCGAGTGGCCCAGGTACGCCGTAGCATCGAGTCCAGCGGCCGCCAGATGTGACGCGGTTGAGCGTCTTAGGGCATGAAATTGGACATCCCGGCCGTCGCCGAGCCCGGCCCGGCGGGTGATCGTCTTCCACCGCTTCCGGAGCGCCGTCCCCGACGCGACCCACCAAAACACCGTAGGCCCTTCGTGGCGGCTCACGGCGTCGACCAGGTCGCAGGCCTCCGGCGAGAGCTCGTATACGCGCTCCTGCCTGCGGCCTTTCCGGATCGCGGCCGGGACCGTGAGCGTAGGCCTCTGCCAACAGTGTCGCGGCGTGTTCAAGATCGCGTTAATGCGTTCGCCGGTCTCCAGGCCGACCGCGATCAAGGCCCGGAAAAACACGCCTGCAGGAATCGGGCCGACCCAGCCCCAGGCATAGCGGGCGGAGTCCGCCAGCCGGACGAGCTCGTCGGCCGTGAACGCTCGCGGCACGCCCTGCGGCACCAACTCCGGGGCGACCGTCGGGCGGAGTTTCACAAGGCCGCGGCCCTGGGCAAGGTTCCACAAGGCGAGGATGCCGGACCGCTCGCGGGCGACGGAGTTCGGCGACTTCTTCTCCGCCATCGCGGCGAGCCACTGCGAGACGACTAGGTCGTCGAGGTCCTCGAGCGTGGCTGGCCGTCCGAGCCACTTGGAGAACTGGGTGATCGCGTGACGCAGGAGGCGGACGCTTTCGGGCGAGCGGCCGCGGAGACGGAGCGGGACGTAAACGGTCGTCAAGAAAGTTTCTAGTGTCATGGTGTGAGCCTCCTTCGCATTAGGGATAGGTCACACTTCCGTGCAGGGTTGCTCCCCCTTCCTAGTGGAGTGCCGGTCGTGACGGCTGTAACGATTGGCCGCGGCACGGCTGGTCAATTCATGGTTTGCTCCTGTCCCCGCCACTGTCAAACGTTTCAATCCTGCCCGGGAAAAGGAAGGCCCCGGCAGGCCGGACACTCGCCGGGCTAGACCCGCAAGTAAGCCCCGTAGGATTGTTCCGGCCAGGCGTTCCGCTAGTCTCGGAGCCCATGGGCATGCTGCTACACCCGAAGACCGGAAAGAAACTTGTGTCCCCCGAAGAGGCCGCCGAGATCTACGGCTGCGGGCCTTCTAATCTGCGGATGCTTGCCAAGGCCGGAGAGCTGCACCGCGTCGTCGAGTCCGAGCGGCGCGTATATTACTACCTCGACGAGATCGAGCGTCTGAGCAGGGAAAAGGCGAAGACCAGACGCAAACGCGGGGGCCGCCCGCGCAAGGGAACGGACGCCGCCTAGCGGCCGGAGGTTCCTATGCTCGCGTGGATGGCTTGGGCGGCGCGGTGCGTCGCGTGCGTGATCTTCGGTGGCGTCGGCTTGATTCTGTGCGTCGCCTGCCTGACGGCCCAAAAACAAACGTTGTGGATGGCTGCCGTATCGTGTCTGTTTGTGGTCGCCGCCGGGCTATCCTGGCCGAGGCGTCCTAACGCCTGGCGGCGTGACCCGCCGACCGAAAGGCAGATTGCCTACGCAATCAACCTCGGGATCGACATCCCGCCGGGCGTGTCCAAAGGCGAGCTGTCGGACATGATTTCAGACGCCAAGGCCCGCTAGCGGTCGCCTGCTAGCGCGAAAAGCCCAGCAAAACAGGCCAAAAAAATGTGTCTAAACTGGGGTTGACCATTTGACGATAAAAGCAATAGAGTCTCCGTCGCGTCATGGATGACCGACGGTCGGATCGTCAGCCCATGGAGGGAAACATGAACGCTACTCAGTTGGTCGACCTGCTCGTCATCCTTCTCCGGATCTTCGCGGCCGGGCTTGCCGGGTGACTTGCGGCACATCATTTGACGTTGGAGGTAAATGGCATGGATGCCCACGAGCCCGAATACAAGGCCGCCGCGGAAGGCATGGCCGACACCTACGGCCGCAGCCACTCGCTGCCTGCTGTCGGCGACTACGTCAACGGCACGAGCGCCGGCAAGCGGTGGTCTGGCCGAGTCCTCGAGGTCGACGAGAAGCGTCTCGCTGTCGACTGCGGCGGGGCGTGGATCGTCGTTCCGACTTCCGACATGGACCGCTTCTAAGACCCGCGCAAGGAGGCGCAATCTTGGCAACACCAGCAGCACACCACCGGCTCGACGCCCGCGGCACGCGGGACCAGTCGCGGGCGTTTCACCTGTCGAGGATCTTCGGCGGCATCCGCGCCGCCTGGAACCTCGTCTCGTCGATGCGGACGGTCGGCCCCGGCCTCTACCGGATCGATCCGGCGGTCGTGCTCAACGCCCGCGAGCGCCTCGAGATCGCCCTCCCCTACCTCTCCGACGAGGAAGGGAGGGTCCGGCTATGAGCCCGCACGAGATCGCCAACGCCGCGACGCTGCTCGTCCTGGCCGGCGCGGCGTTCTACCTCGGAACGATCTGGACCACGAACAAGGAAGGCGACGCGGTCAACGGATGCCCGCGTCGAGGATGCCGGCGGATGCCGGCCGGACAGGGATGCAACCACCAGCCGCGGACCGACGGATCGGCGAGCGGCGTTTCACAAGGAGACGAGGAATGAGCGGATTCAAGAAGGCGACGAAGGCACAGGCGAAATTGCGGCTCGGCCTCATCGGCCCCGCCGGCAGCGGAAAGACAATGACGGCCCTGCGGGTGGCCCACGGCCTCGGCGGCCGGATCGCGGTCATCGACACCGAGCGCGGTTCGGCGAGCCTCTACGCGGGCGAGCGGGGCCTCGGCTTCGATGTGCTCGAGCTGGAGACCTACGAGGCCCGCCACTTCATTGAGGCGATCGCCGACGCGGAGGCGGCCGGCTACGAGGTGCTCGTGATCGACAGCCTCTCCCACGCCTGGGCTGGGAAGGGCGGAATCCTGGAGTTCGTGGACAAGGCCGCGAAGCGGTCCGGCGGCGGGTCGTTCTCCGGATGGCGGGACGCGACGCCGCTCCACAACCAACTCGTCGACGCGATCCTCGGCGCGAAGATGCACGTGATCTGCACCCTCCGGTCGAAGGTCGAGCACGTGATCGAGCAGGTGAACGGCAAGACCCAGGTCCGCAAGGTGGGCCTGCAGCCGGTCCAGCGGGACGGCCTCGAATACGAGTTCACGGTCGTGGGCGACGTTAACCAGGATCACGAGCTCATCGTCACGAAGACCCGCGCCGCGTTCCTCAAAGACGCGATCGTCCGCGAGGCGGGCGAGGAGCTCGGGAAGCAGCTGCGGGAGTGGCTCGGGTCGGGCGACGCCCCGGCTCCGCGGCTGAAGTCAGCCCCGGCCGTCGACGTTCCGCGGCTCCTCACGGAGACGAGCGCGGCGATCGCCCGGGCCACCCCGGCCCAGCTCGAGCGGCTGCGTCCGAAGGTCGAGGCCCGGATCGCGGCCGGTGAACTGACGGCCGACCAGGGCGGGATGCTCCTCGACCAGATCGACGCCCGTCGGTCGGAAGCCACGGCGGAGGTCGCGTGACAGATATCCCACGCTCGCCGGCCAATAGGACCTGGCGGGAGTTCATGGAATTTGAGGCGGCGATTAACGACGACTGGGACGAATTGCAGAGACGGATCCACAGGAAGAGACCCAAACCAGTAACGAAGAAAGGGACCGAAAATGGATTGGATGATGGACGACCTGCCGGAGGAGACGGCGAAGACGGAGCGTGAGCTCGTGCCGGAGGGCGAGCACACCTTCGAGATCAAGAGCGCGTCGCAGGGGGCGCACAAGTTCAAAGAGGGGGAGTTTCTGATGCTCCGCCTCTCGGCGACGAACGGGTCCTACCAGTTCGTCTTCTGCGACATCCCCTTCGGCCCGAACGGCGTCCGCCTGGCGAAGAGCCTGTCCGACGCCCTGGGCGAGCCTTCGGCCGGGAAGATCTCGCTCGACCCGGACGCGATCACGGGCCGCGAGGTGCGGGCGGTGATCTACCACCGCACCGGCAACAACGGCCGGACCTACGTCAACGTGTCGGAGTTCAAGCCGCCGAAGACGGCGGCCAAGGCTGCGAAGAAAGCCGCGGCGGTCGCGGCGCAGGACGACATCCCCTTCTAGGAGATCGTGACGCATGGAAGCGTATCTCGACGGAGCGAGCAGGCTTTTCCTCGACTTCCCGGAGCACGACTTCGACGTAACCGGCCGCGGCGACAACCGCCGCCGGCCGGACCCCACGGAGCAGGAGATCGCGGCCATGTGCGCCGAGATCCGCGCCACGTGGAGCGACGACGAAGCCCGCATCCGGATGGGATTCTCGGAAATTCGGAGGAACAGGCTCACCGGCTGACCACCCGCCCCGCCGTGGGCTCGCCGCGTTCATCCGGCGACATCGGCCGCCCTGCTCGAGGAGGCGACATATCGCGAGCAGCTCGCCAGCCTGCATGCCTTCACCAGGCGGGGCGAGCCGTACGCCGCACGACACGCGGCCAATACACCAGGAGAGCAAGGATGCCGACCTACATCGATAGCCAATGCGATCTGCCGCTCTTCGCGGCCGCCAGGCGGAGCGACCCGCCGACCTCGAAGGCGGCGGCCGTCGCGGCGATCGCGTTCGCGTCCGGCCACTGCCGGAAGATCCTCGACGCCCTGTCGGCAGGGCCGGGGACGAAAGACGAGATCGCCCAGCGGTGCGGGCTGACGGAACAACAGGTCGCCCGGCGGATGCACGAGCTGCGTCGCGGGGGCCTAGTGGTGGAGGTCGGCGAGGCGGTCTCGCCGACAGGGAATCGGGAGACGAGGTACGGGAGGGCTGGAGCGTGAGCGGCGAAACGATCACTGGAACAGTCCTCGGCATCGGCGCGCCAAATAGGACGCACGACGGCCGCGCCGTGCAGTGCGGAATTATTCTCGGCGATGATCACGGCCTCTGTCGCGTGTACGCGGACTTTGGCGGCGTTATGCAGCGGCTCAGCATTTGGGACAGGGTCGCCTGCTCTGTGCATATTCACGCCGGCGACAATCGCGTCGAAAGCTGGAAGCTTGTCGACGCCGACGTTTTTGGGAAGGTCGGCTCTTCGGCCGAGAAGCGATCGATACTTGATTCCTGCTGCGTCGACTGCGGCAACGATGACCCTGTCGACTACTTGAACAGGGAGCGGCGAAGTGTTGGCGTTGTTCGACAGTCAGTTACCGGCATTGGGTACGGCATGGAGGTTCGCGAGTTTGACGAGTCTCCAGACTGGGTGATGACGCAACGGGAAACGCCGCAGCGTCCGTATGTGTGGTGGAAGAGTTCAGCGGGGAAGCGGCACGATCACCAACTTTGCGCCCACGAGGCCTACGAGTGGCTCCGAAAGAACCCGTCCAACACTTCACAGCTCTGGTCCAACCTGAGGATCGAGGACATTGACTACACAAAGTGGCTTCTGCTTGGAAACACCAAAGACAAGCGGAACGTGTGGGTCGTCGTGCACGTTCACCGTCTAAAAAAAACGACCGCGCAACCTACGCTCGCAAACTGCTCGACCGACGCTGGAAAGCGAAGCGGATGGCCCTATTTGCCGCTAGAGGATCTTCGTGCGAGGCGTGTGGCCTCCACGGGGCAGCAACTGTTGTTCACCACCTGAGATATGACGCCGACCTGGAGCCGTGGGAGTACCGCGATTCCGACTACCTGCTCGTGTGCCGAGCCTGTCACGAAAGGATTCACGGACGATGAAGAACCATCCAATCGCCGACGTGTGGCCGATGATGGACGAAGACAAGCTCCGAGAGCTTGCTGACGACATTCGCAAAAACGGCCAGCTTGTTCCGGTCTGGCTCTGCGAGGGCAAGATCCTCGACGGCCGTAACCGATGGGCCGCTTGCAAGATTGCTGGCATCGAGCCGAAGACAAAGGAATACACCGGTGACGAGCCGACCGCGTTTGCCGTGGCGATGAACGACCGGCGGCGGCACATGAACAAGGGGGCGCTCGCGGCTGTTGCGGCAGAGTTGGAGCCGTTCTTTTCGGCCGACGCCAAGCGACGGCAGCGAGAGGCGGGGAAGGAGC